TAAAACAACTTACAGGTTCATATACAAATAAAAGAAAAAATGTTGTATTATATGGTTAGACTGAACAATAGTTATTATTTAATGAATTAAAATCAACGATTTCTGGATATAGTATTTCGTTTACATATCAGCGATATAATACATATCCTGATTATGATAGTTATTAGAAAGTAATAACACAATATGCAATAGAATTATTCAATAGCATATTTAAGGATGATTATATAAATTTACCAAATTGTGATCCATTTAAAAAATCAGAAGTTAATATTGAAGGCCAAGGATGGATTTCTAATGATGGTGGTATTGTTATATTATATAATATGTGTATTCAACATCCGAGTTTAGTTTATGCTGTTAGTAAAAGAATAAAAGGGTTTGATCATGACTTATTTGAATTTGGATATGCAATTGCATTCTTTACAGGCGAGGTTGATTATCGTTCAATGAAAGAATATAATAAACATATAGATGAGGATTTTGATTTTGGTAAAGTTAAACCGAAAAAAATACAAGATGAATATAAGTTTAGCCCTGAAATAATTAGAAAGCTTAATAGTAAATTAGACTTAACCAAAATAATTGGCGATGTTATACCAGAACCTTATGTAATAAAACCTATTGAATATCCAAAATTTGGGAAATTATACGCACCGTCTATTGATTTAAATTGTTATCTATGGGAAGATTTTAACAGTTTTATTGATGCATATTGTTTAAATGCTGAAGATAATAATCAAATATTAGATAATGCACAATAGAAATTATTAAATAATCCAAATTTTAAATTTATATATAAATTTTGTGTGTTTAAATATGATAATCCAACAGATGATGATTAGGAAGTTATATAGGATTTAATATCAAACGCATTTCAGGAGGTTATATTTCATCATGATTCACCTAATAATATAACATTAAGTTTTTGTACACCATTTAATATTAAAGATGCTAATATAGTATGCGAATATTATATATCAGAAGATGGTGGAATAATGTTTATATATAAACTTTATATAAGTCATCCAAATCTCAAAGATTGCACATCATCCAGAATAAACAGTTTGAATAGAACTGATTATTTAGTAATGACTGCATGTTTTTTCTTTACCGGAAAAGTTCCTTATAATACAAATGTATATATGAAAATAAATGAAGATTTTGATTTTAATAGAGTAAAATCAAATAATATATAGAATGAATATAAAATATGTCATCCATATATTATAAAACCTGATGACATATTAAACAAATTATATGATATAAAATTTGATGATGCATCTTTTTATTTAAAAGATGATAGAGATTATTTGGTATATGTTAATACTATACCATACGATAAAAATATTGCTATACCAGATAAAGTATTAAAATTAAAGGAAAAAGCACGTAATCAATAGTGGGAAATTGTAACATATAATACTGAATATATTGATAAAATTAATAATATTATTGATAATATATCAGGAATTGAAAAATATTCATCAACAACAAATAATCAATATAGATCTGAGAAAAATTTTTATTATATGATATATAAAGCACCATTTGATGAAATTTATATCGTATATGGTGAATTAAATAAATTTCACATTTATGATTATAGATGGTTAATGGTTATATATACAGGTGATGTAACATATTTCCCGGAATTCGATAATGGTTCTGTTAATGAAGATTTTGATTTTAATAAGGTAAAGTCTCGTAATACAGCAGATGAGGAAATGCATACTGCGTTAGTAACACATATTATTAATTAGAATCTTGAAACTATAAAGAAAAATAAGATGCTTACCAGTATAATGAATTTATTGAAATATAAGTATTCTTTGGATTTTAGCCATATATCAATGACATTTGCTAAATGTGTTAGGTCAAGTATAAATGGGGCATCTTTAAAAGGTTTCACATTTAATGAAACACAATTCCCAGTTGGCGATATTAAAAAATATCCAGATGAAATTGATATTGCATGGTAGGTAACACAAAACAAACCTAATGAAGCAAATTTACAACGAATAGATAATTTTTTAAAAAATTGTGAATTTGTTGAAGTCAATCCTAATAATATTATATTTGAAACAAAAAGTCCTCGATATTAGGAATTTTATAATAGATTATGTGAGCCAGTTGAATATTATGATAGGTGGAATAATACAACATCAAAAGAAATATGTACAAATATATTAAAATGCTATGTAACCAAAGATACTGGTATAGGCTGTATGTTACTTGAAGGTAGATCAGATCATTTAGGTTTAATGTTCTTTTATACTGGTTTAATTGCATATACAAATGATAATAAATTAGGTACAACTGCAGGTATAAACGAAGTAAAAGATAATTTTATAAAAAAATTGGTATCTGATATATCGAAGGAACATTATACAAAAACATTTGGGTGGTCATTTGTATATGATAAAAATGGTTACCCTCGTATAATGACGGTTATTAGCAAAAATGACCATTTTTATAATGTGTTGCCAAGTATCTGGTATAAAAATAGTGAATATACTTCAGCGAATTGGTCACCTAAAATATATAGTAATAATCCAAGAGTTGTCATGAGAAGAAATTCAAATAATGGTTTAATTGAAATGGGTTGTTTTATGCCCTGGAATATCGAATCATTATATGGACAAAATGAATGGTTAATTTTTAATAGATAGAAATTAAGAACTCATATGACAATGAATCAATTTATAACTGATTATAAAGCAAATCCTGATAATTATGGTGTATATGTATATTAGTTATCACCATTAGGTAAACAAATGTTCGATGAATATATAAATGAAGTTATTGATAAACATTTATCGCTGGCTAAACAAGATGAATTATTTTAGGAATTATATATTAAATATAAAAAGTAATAAATAATATAAAAACAGATATAAAATGGCACAACTTAATTTAAATATTAAAAATCTTCAATAATTATCAGATAATGCTTTAATAAAACAAATAAGAAATGAAGCTTTAAATAATCCTGATGATTTTTATGAATATGTATTAAACAGCATTGGTGTGGAAACAGCAATTGATATTTTTGTAAATGTATTTTTAGCTGAAAGTGAATGGTATGTTTGGTTTAGCGGCCCAAATCCAAAGAGTAAATATGATGTTGAATTTGCATATTATGGGTTATATGATTTCGATACAATATTAAATAATAGATGTAGACATTTAACAGTTTATAAATTATTTAATGCGATTAACAATTCAGATTATGATCGGATTACAACTGCGATAGTCTATATATTTTTCAGTGAATATGCAACTATATATGCAAGAACAAAGCCTGTAGATTATGAGCCTGATGAAGATTTTATACCAGATGATATAGATGCTGATGAGTGGTATGAAAGTACATATCAGCCAGCACTTAATGTTTGGCGTGCATACATAGCTTCTATGGACCTTGTTAATAACAAAAAATTATTAAAAAAATCTACATACTTATTATTGAATAAATTTCCTGATTGTATAAGAACACTCAATGATGGTATTGATTTATATTGGACTTATATGTTTCAATGATTAAATAATTAAAAAATACATAAAAAGGATACTAATTAATTTTAGTATCTTTTATTTTATAAATAAATTAACCGAATTTATTAATGTTAAACTGAAATGAAATATTTAAGAAAGTTTGCTTCCCATAATGATTATTTGGAAGCATTTGCTTCTATTGATAATGAAGAAGATAGATTGAGATTTAAGAAAACTGTTTGCATGTTTGAAGATGATTGTGGAAAATCTTCAGAAGATGATAAACAAACAGTTATCAAATATTCAATTAGATCATCTGATGCATGGGTCGGTGATTTATTAGCTTGGGATACTCAAGAAAATAAATGGGCAGTTATTAATAGAGATAAAATTGGTACATTAAGCAGTGATAATAGTTCATGTACTTGTGGATTTGATAAGGATAGGTATATCCCAGATGCAATATGTGTTATTCCTGCGAGTCATATGGAAGATAGTAAAGCCAGGTGGTGTGCTTTAAGGGATTGCTATAATGAAAAATATAGATATGATAGTTATCAAGATAGTAATTTTAATAATGTAGTTAGAGGATCTTATTATTGGTCAGAAAATAATGCAGTTATAACAACATTGAATGATTATTATGCAATGCCATTAGTCAAATCTGATAATAGTAATGGATCAAATTATCAAACAAGTGTTTCTGGATCATGGATATGTAATTATAGTACCAGCATGCCATCAGAAAGAGGTGATATTGATAAAATTAATATAGTTTATGCAAATTCTGATAATTATTCAAAATTAAACCCAAGAACATATAAAGATATTGATGGATCTGATATATTAATTGATGTATATTAAAGTATAATAAAATTAGCACGTGGTTATATAATGATGGAACATATGAAGAAGAAAATTCATATGGAATAAAGAAATATAAAGATGCATTCACACAATATTGTAATGAAGACGAAAAGCATTTAAATGTTCTTTCAGATCTTGATGGCTATGAAAATACGAAAGCAATCATTGAATATTGCGAAGCTAATAATGTAATATGTGAAGCTGCTTACGCAGCATACACATATGAACAAAATGAATAGTCAAATGGCCAATGGTATCTACCAGCTTCCGGTGAATTAGCTTATCTATTAGCCAGATGGTATACTGTTCAATTAAGTTTATACAAACTTTATTTGATAACTGATAAACCTTCTACATGGCCTCAAATAATTATTCCACTATATTGCGGCAACTATTACTGGTCTTCTACTTAGATTTCAACTAATTATGTCATTGATATAGGTACCAATTCTGGCGCTCTTCAAGGTTGCCATCCTAAATCCTTTATTGCACATGTTCGCCCCTACCGGTCATTTTAAAGATTTTAATATAAAAGGCAGCTCTATTACGAGCCGCCTTTTATATTAAAATTATTATTAAATTAATCTTAAGTTAATACCAAATTTTAAATAACCTAAGTCATAAAACATTTCTTTCAGTTTTTCATCTTTGGTTTCAGATATTAGATTTTTAATATCATCTAAACTATATTTGTTATAATCATCCATATTTTAAAATAACTCTACATGTTTTACTTCAAAATTACTATTTTGAAATATTTCGTTCCAATTTTCATAAGAATCTGTTACAATAACTTTATCAAATGCAGAAATAACATTTTCAAGACCTTTATCATTAACAGCATGTGTTACAATTAATGTATACTTAACATCTTTATCTTTAAATACATTTTCTTTTAGATAATTAAGTTCCATTAAGAATGTACCACCGCCATCACATAGATCATCGACAATAACAACATTTTTAATCCATCCTAATCCTATTTGTTCAAACCGGCTATCAATAATATTAAACTCTAATTTTTCAGGATCCAATTTACCGGTTGTCGCATCTCTATGTTTTACAAAATGTGCATGGTATATTCCACGACATCTATTATATGCACCATCATCAGGTGCAACACATAATGTTGATGGATCATCATGATATTCATCTGAACCACAATATAATGATCTAACTGAATATCCAACATCCCGTGAATTATTAATTAGTTGCAAACATCTTTCAGAATGCGGTTCTAATATATGTACAGATTGTGCATTAAATGAATTAATGATATTTGCAATAATCTTTAATGTAAATGGTCTGTCAAAACTAAATACACGATCACACCTCATTCCCATTAAATAATGTACATATATAGTTTCAACAAATAATTCTTGTCTATTAATAATATCAGATAATTGCATTAATATAAACAAATCATCTGAATTATTAATACGAATATGTATTTTTGTTGGTTTCTTTCTATCAATATCTTTAGATAATGTAACATTTATTTCACCATCTGGAAACTTACTAATAGAGAATCCTTTATATTCATTAGGATTTACATAATTATCATAATATACATAATCATGATATGTTTGGATTATATTATATTCATTCATAATTTTCAAATAATTTTATATGTTAGCATCTATATTACTTAACAAATAGCATAATGTATTATATGCAGAATCTAAACCAGCCCTATCATCCAAGAATAAGTTATAATAAGGTTTTCTACTACCGGGTTCCACAATAGGATTTGTATTAACATAATTAGGCTCATATCCATGTTCCTTACAATAATTAATAGCAAATTCCAATTCTTTACCTTCTCGGCATGTTAACAAGATTAACTTATGTCCTTGTTGTTTAGCTTCTCTAAGTTTTGATTCTATTCTATTAAAAGTATCACCTTTTTGATAATAATCAAAAACTGTGCTATCAAAATCAAAAGCAATAAACAGACTTCCATGTCTGTTATATTCATTTAGAAGTCTGTTTAATGTTTCGTTTGGATTTAAAAACCTGCTGTCCATAGTCTATTTCTAATTTCTGTGAATGTGTATTCTTTTACAAGTTTACCATTTTCAAAAACAGTTTTTAAGCATCCACCCATTTCATCTTCTTTACTTACCTGATCAACTGCTGTATAAGGCTGTCCTTCAAACTTATTAACTCTAATAAGGCCTTTCAAAGATTTCTTAATACCAGAATCGGTTACAGGATCTTTAAAGATTTCACGTCCCTCACCATTAACTTGGCACCACGTAGCTTTCATTGCAAAACCAAGACAATCTCTGGTTACATAACATAGAGAATAACTACCAACGCCAAGGACTTGATTAGTTGCGCAGAAACCTTTTTTCTCAAGTCTGCCATATATAATTAATTGGCGTTCTCTTGTTATAGAATCACCATATAATGCACCTACATGTGAATCAAGAATCTTATATCCTTTTTCATTGGTATATCCACCAAATAGATCCCATAGAAGTTCATAAACCCCTTTTACTTCAGCTTCTGATACTACATACTTTTCATATTCTTCAATATTATTATCAATAAGTTTATTAATATCAAAATCAGGATCCAAAATCAGTTCTTTATTTTTAATATGGTAAATTTTACCATTATGACGAACCAATTCATTTTCTGGAATACCAGCAATAATATCTTCGGGTGTCCCAGAATCAGGCCGAATAACAACACGACCATCACGAGCCAGAATTGTATCTTTCAATCGAGGCATATAATCGGTCATTACTTTCCAAAGATCCCAAGTATCAGATACAATACTCACAAATCCATTAGGGTATACTTCTGTAATAAGTCGTTTATAAGTTTCAAACTCATCTTCTTTAGATCCTGCACACATTACACTATGTTCAGTATTTCCACAAATTATTGATTTATTATTTCTGCGAACAACAATCATTTTTGAAGGAACCGATACACAATATACATAACCATTATAATCTTCTTCAATAACTTTTAAATTATATGAAATATCATATTTGTCAATTTTAGATAAACAAATTGTCCATGATATTTGCCTATTTGAATCTGTTCGTTTATCTTTATATGATGTTATCGTACCTTTATATCCACAAATATTAGCAATTGCTTGTACTTTATCAATACAACATTTATTAATAGATGAATATAATATACAATTATTGCGTTTATGACCATCCCAATATTGTAATTCATTTATAAAATCAATACATTCTTGGTATGATATGTTTGCAAGATCAACCCAACTAAAATCTTTATAAAATTTTTCGGGTACATTTGCCCATATAACATAATAACCACTATCATAATGATGTTTAGTAAATGAAATATTAGCTTCATTAAGTAATGCTTTCAATCGTTCCATTTTCCGTTCTTTTTTAAAACCAAATCTTATAGGAAAAGCTTTAGTTTTTTCACCTGTATAATCATCAGCATGTGATGGATACGAACCATCCGCTTGAAATGCAATTTTTAGTTTATCTATTGCAGATAAATTTTTGCCATTATTAACAGTATAACCAGATGTAATAAGTCTATTATCACTATTATATATTCGTTGTTTTAATGCTTCATTTGCTTCAGTCATTACTATTTTATTAGTCTTTACCTTTAATTTAATCATTCGATGATTAGGTGTTACTAATATATCCATTTTGGATGATTTATTATCATGATAAAAATGAATCATTTTACCATTATATGGGTCTTTAATATATTCTAATGGCTTTACAAATTCAATAGATTTATCTTCATTATATTGTGCAACTAAATCATCATCAGTTAAATCCTTGAAATATTTCCAACCAGTATTAGTAAGTATTTCTGTATCTTCCGAATAACAAGCAGGTACCGTTCCTGCGATAGTTTCTTTTTCAGCATCTATGCCATAATACTTCTCTAAAGCACCAATAGCAGGTAGTGTTTCAGAACCATAAAAAGATGTCATATATCCCATACCAGATATAATAGCAGATTCAACACCTTGCATGCCTCGCATAGAGAAATCATGACATAAAAATCCAAGACTTACATCTTTAGGAAATCCCGTTTTTTTAGCATGCTCTTCCAAATTCTTTCTATACAATCTTGCTGTTGTTGCAGATGTCATTGGTAACCAAAGTTCGCAACTCATTAAAGTTTCCAAGAAATTTGTTATCCAAAAGAATTTAGGATCAGTATTAACAATAGTTAACATCGGACATCTAATAGGACAAATACTACCTTCTGGAAGTGCTTTAATACGAATAGGCAAATATCCAAGTTTATGCAAATCTCTAATATGTTGTTCACCTACACCATTAGGTCCAAGATAAGAATTAACACGACGAGTATATGTCTTTACAGCTTCATCCTCAGGAATATCAAAAAATTCCTTTTTGAATGTTTCAATAAGCCATTTCTTAATAAAGTATTGAATACCAAATACAACTACACCATCTGTTGCATCTGGCATAAATCTATTACTACGAGGTGTCCAATTACTATAAACATATTCAGTTCCTTCTGGATACTGTCTCCGATGGTCCAATTTATAACCATCTGTCAATAACATTGCATTTGTAAAGCTATTACTACTCATAATTTTTATGCTCTGTAAACTGTTAAATTTACATTTATATTTTTATTTTCTTTAATTTTTTCTATTTCTTGACAAATTATTTCTGAATCTTCAAATACAATAATATTCTCTATACCACTATTATGTATAAGTTTTTCAATAACTTTTTTCTTTGCTAATGGTGTTGATAATTTAGGATCAACATATTTGTTATCTTTATCATGAACACATTGTATATAAGAACCGGATATTTGTTCATTATCTGATAATGCTTTTGTTGATACACCTTGTTTATTACACCAATTATGTATCATATTAGTTTGTTCCCGGGCTGTCAATAATAAAGTATTACAGCCAGATTTACACATTCCTTTCCAAACATCAAATAATGGTTTCTTAAATTCATTTGATAAAATTTTAGGATCATCAAATTCAGCAAAATCTATTTTTATATCAGATGAATCTTTAAGTTCACCATATTGTTTTGCATTTAACCATTTCTTATTACCAGACTTATCTGTTATTACAACACGAGCAGTCGTCTTAATTAATGTATCATCTAAGTCAAATACAAATAAAGTTTTTTTATTATTGTTCATCGTTGTAATTATGTAATAATTGTTTTAATTCTTTATAAAATTGTTTACTTAATTTCTTACCTAATATTGATTCATATGGTGTAATATTCATAAAACCATCATATGAGCCGTTTAGAAGCTCATTACGGGCTTTTGTAGCTGATACCTGATTAATTTGCCTATCCACAGAATAAACGCGACAGAAGCGATTTAAACAGCATTCTGGACCATATCTATTAATCATTCGTTGATAAGATTCTGATCTATCATTTCCGCATATCCAATATATAGGTTCATAATTCATATTATGTAGCTTATTAGATATATCAACAATATTAGCAGAGTCTACTTCTATAATATCAACAATATATGAAAGTGTTTTTAATTTATTATAATAATTTAATAAAAAATCAAGTGGGAACGGATTTTTTATATTAAGTGATTTTGTTTTTGTTATACAAATAACAGTTGGTAGATTATTATCTTTATACACTTTATACATACATTCTAAATGACCATTCGTTAAAGGTTGAAATCTACCAACCATAAAATTAACATTAATCATTTATGCACCATGTTCATTTTTATATGCTTCAATATCTTCATTGGTATTAATCCAATCTATTGTACATGGACCATTATATCCTTTTTGGTATATAAGCCAACAATAACATGCAGCTCCACCAGAACACATATCATTATCAAAATGACCATCTTTTCCGCAATGAACACGATTAACACAAACCAATACTTTCTTAGGTGGATACTTTTTAAATAATTCATATCGTTTTTGTGTTTCCAAAAATTGAATCTTTACGAACATAGCACATTGTTTATCTTGTGCTAATACAGAACATGCTTTTTCATAAAACTCGTTACCTTTACCATAAGGAGGATTTGTTACAATATTAGCATCCACCAAATATTGTTCATCATATTTGTTAACGATATTTTGAAGCCATTCAGGCAATGTATCGTAATTATTAATATCAAAATTAAGAAAATCTAATATATTAGTATCACCAGTTCTATTAATAATATCAGATTTAATAACTTTACCATAAGGTACTAACATCCATGATATATGTCCCATGCCGTTACATGGTTCCCAATATTGATTTGATATAATTTCAGGATAATATTTAAATAGAAGATCTACCATACGTGACGGTGTTGCATAAAAATCTTCTTTTTGCCGTTCTGTTTTTGATAGGTTACTGGCAGAATTAATTCTGCCCAATGAATATTTGTCTGCCATTTTATATAATTTTATATAACATTTCTTCAAACACAAAGATATAAAAAAATCCTGACATATAAAAATATATCAGGATTAAAAATTTAATATTTAAATATTTTTAACAATACTTATTCAATAAATCATATGGTATATGTGATAGACATAAATTAAAAGATTCAAATTTTGTAGACCCAGCAATCGCCTTAATATATTTCTTAAATACTGCTCCTGTTTTTCTTATATTAGTTGATACTTTTATATGCTTCCTCCCACCTGATTTATCTTTTTCATTAACACCCATTATATAAAAACCTTTTTCATCTGCACCTATAATCTTCCAACCTGGATGTTCATTAGTTGCATAATCAATAATATTTAATGATTGACAAATATTATCAGATAACTTATCAACTAATACCTATACAGGTTCATTTATATGTTTAACATTATTAGTAATAAAATGTATGCCATTAGGTGAATATTCAGTTAATTGATCACGAAGTATACTTTCTTCACTTGATGACATACTCATCATTGATTTAACAGTTTTACATACATATTCAATACCTATATCATTAGGATTAATAAGTGATTTTATTTTATTACATATATTATTAGATATTGGTTGCTCTTCAATATCATCTGATAATTCATTATTACTAATATCAGTTATTTCAACAGGATTAATATCAATACCCATAGCAATTGCAGCATCTGCAAATACTTTAGTTACTGGGTGATCTTTACCTAATAACTATAAACATGCATCATATCTACGGGCCATTTTTGGTTCATCTTTAATAGCTTTACACATATTAGCAGCAAGAATAACTTGCTTCTGTGTATTACCATCAGATTTCTTTATTAATGACTCTATGCGATTTATATCTTTTGTCTATGCTATTGATTCAAATAAACTTTTCATGATATATTTACCATATAAAAAACAAAAGGATGGTGTTTCGCAACACAATCCTTTGTAAAAAATAAAAAAGAAAAAAATAAAAAGTAATATGAAAAAAAAATTTCACCACCGAAAAATAATAGTGCGAATTCAAACTTTATTTGTTAGGTTTTTGGATGCGACCTTCAACAAGGTCATCCAAATGGTCATGTTCCTTGCACTCTGCAACTTCAAGTTGTTCAAACTTTTCTGTAATAGATTGAAGCATGTCTGCAAAATCTTCAGTTGCATGCTGAAGATAACGTTTAGCACGACGAAGTGCTTTAACATGTACCTTTGATTGGGCGATCATTTCACCCAACTTATTATCCATTGTGTCATTACCACGGCGAGTTGTCTTTGCTGACACTTCGAAAATGTCAACAGGACGTTGTTCAACCATCAATACGTAATTGTTGATTGCTACTGTGGTGTCACCGTTGTGAATGAAACGCGGTTCGTCGGGGATAAGTTTAATGTTCATTGTCTTTAAAAATTTATTTTGTTATACTTATATTTTATTTTCAACAATACAAAGATAAGCATTATTTTTGAATTATGAAAATTATTATTAATATTTTAACAATTTTTAATTCTTAATAAGTAACTTACCTTATTTTTATATTATCTTGTTGTTTTAATTTCAACAATACAAAGATATGCATTTTATTTGATATACCAAAGTATTTGTTGATTTTTTAGCATTCTTTAATTATTCAGGTATTATATCATGTCTGCAATCATAAGGATGTAATTCTTCATAAGGAATTGGTGTCCATTGAATTGGATTACCAAATATATCAAGTTTCTTTCCTGTGAATTTTTCAATAAAACCTTTTGGTAATACTGTATAATTCTTTAATACTGGAATATTTCGTTTGGTTTTATCCTTATTATAAGTATATGTATTAAAGTAATCACAATCCAATATATTATTATCCTTATAATATTCGGTTATCTCATTATAAAGATCATCCATATGTTTTTCTTTCAAACCTATCATATAAGGCATAAGTCTTTGCGGATATTGATTACACATGATTTCTCTACCAAGTCCATCAACAAAGAGATATAATTTATAAAATATATCGTCTTCTCCAAAATATCTAAAATTCTTATTAGCGCACCATATAGACGGATCATATTCTGGATATAATTGTTGTATAAATGGATATGAATCTTTAGAACCATCATCAATTTCAGATTTTAAAAATTCAAGATGTTGTTCTTCCAAATCTTGTATTGTTGTGGTAATAAGATAAAATTGTGTCATATCAATCATTGTAACAACAATATTCATTTTTAATGATAATTGATTATCGAATATATCATCGACAAATTCATTAATACGTTCATCTTCATAACAATCACTATCATTAACTGTAATATGTATAACTTTATTAGATGCCTTTGTAGATTTCATAATGGTGAAAATTTTAATATTAATAAAAAATATGGATACGCATATAATACTTATCCATATATTAACTTTTTAAGTCATGCGTATGCTATGCGGAAGGTGTAGGATTCGAACCTACGGATGTGTTACCATCAACGGTTTTCAAGACCGCCGCAATCGACCACTCTGCCAACCTTCCAATATGGTGATAAACCCTGCTTATTCATCACCGTTGCACTACTACCATTTCGTGATCCTTAATCATCGTATACTTATTTTTATATAACAAAAACTTTCTACTCATAAGGCTTGATCTTTCATCACTCTCCGGGGGTATTTCGTGCGTTTTAATTTATCAAAAATATACTCGATATTTCAGATAGCCCCCATGCAGGAATGCTCAAACGTTCGGTTATATCGCAACATCGCATTAGTCATCAGTGATTTAATAACAGTTCATATGGGATGTTATTAAATTCTGTTAATATAAAAATTTTATAATCGTTCTGCCATTTATATCCATAATTTGATATAAATCCTTGATAGATTTATTAAGTGCACATTGGACGTCTCTATCAATGTTATCCTCAGTAATTATAATATCGCGAATCAAATTACATTATTGGATAAGCAATGCTGTTTTGTCCTGCCCGCAAGATTATAAAATTTTTTGGTGATCCCGGTGAGACTCGAACTCACGACTCTTACATTAACTTACTACATTACATTACTGTAACCAATTTAATAGCTATAAATCAAAGAGATAATCTTACATTTTATAATATTAAATTGTTGTAGTCTGGACTATGTAATATCCATATTAAAATAAATTTTTAACTTAGGATGTAGGTATATAGTCTCTACACATTTACAGATATTTTATCTGATTTAGCTCGGCGTTGTCCTTAGCATTATCTATTAGGAGTTTCACCGAATTAGCCCACTTCTACATTCTGAGTTTCCTCAGATGCACTCTTATTATCCTCTTTAATTGTCCAAGTTATATTTCTTCCATGTCCTCTATTTGCGCCTCTATAATTAGGAGTAAGAGAATGACAATTTGGACAAATTAATCTTAAATTTTCTATTTCTTCATCACATTTCATAATTTTCAATTTTTATTTGTTGAACTTTTATATATACAAATATAAATTAAATCTTTGAAAGTTCAAAAAAATTAGTTTAAAGTGTAATACTCTACCAACTGAGTTACGAGATCAATAATAACATTCAACAATAACAGTTGTTTTCCGGTGTCCTTATCTATAATAAGTTAGATAATCATTATCTTGTCATTTGATAACCTGAGTTTATAAATTAAATGAAATATTATTTAAAAGACTACTTATTATAGACATATAATATTTCAAGTTAAAATCACATGATACTATTTTAATCATAAAATGATTCTTTTATAAACTTTGTGTATTTTCAACACACACTTTCATAGTCTGATAATAATATATAATTTTATAAATTACACATTATAACACTTTGTAATGAATATTAAAATAGCAAATATGAATTTACTAACAAAGTGCTGCATATGTTACATAAAAACATTATTATATATTCATATCAATAATTATACATTAAAAATATATAGATATTATTTCAAATATCTGTAACATATACATTCAAACTAAATGTTGAATATTATTCGTTGGAATACAAGGATTCGAACCTTGGCAGACAGAATCAAAATCTGTAGTGCTACCGTTACACCATATTCCAATAATAAAACAATATATTAATATTTAAATTATATATGGCTTATATATGAAACATATTAGCGGGGAAGATAGGACTCGAACCTACTATCTTCGGCTTAACAGGCCGCAGCTATATACCACTTAAGCTTCTTCCCCAATAAATTTATTAGCAAGTTCAATATAATATTTTGGATTATTAAAACATTTTTTCCAAGATATTCTTAAAACTTCCCAACCATTTTCTTTTAATAATAAATCTTTTAGATTATCACGATTTTTATATTCTTCAAACCATTTGAAATTTTTAATTTCATCGGGCAAATGTTTATTTAACCAATAATGAGTTATAGTTACTTTAGGTTTTTCTAATCCTAATTTATTTGCTTTATCAAATTGATTTTTATATTTCTTTTTATCTGCATTTTTATTGTAATTTACAAACGGACTTTCATGTCTATTCGGATTAAGTTTACAATATCGTTGATGTACACTTACAGAATTTTTATTTTTACATTCTTTATCACAATATTTGCAATATAATTTATCCATAATATTAAAATTTCGTCGGGATGACACGACTCGAACGTGCGACCTCATCATCCAAGAACACCATTTAATAAATTATATATTATTCAATCTATTCATATATTTGTCCTTTGATTGTTGTAAATGTATACTTTCTGAAAACATATTTGTTATTAAATAATCTTCAGCTTTTATATATGTATTACATCCATTTTCTGGAGGTGACAATCTAAGAGTTTTTGAATGTGATTTACACATTGTAACAGGTATAACATATGTATTTCCTAAAAAATGAGTTGCAAAAAAATCAATTTGGGATGCATCATATAAATGCCTATTAATTTTTTTCAAATTTGTTGTTGTACATGATGTATTAAAATAAAATGCATTTGTTAATACACCACCTTTTTTATTTGGTAAGTATCGCGAACTTTTGCATTGAATTCTTAATAATTTTCCATCAATATCAACAATAAAATCATATTTTGCACTATTTCCAAAAGGTACTGAACATTCATACCCTAATTTTATAAATGATGACATACATTGTAATTCATTTATATCACCTATACATTGCGTATAATCCATAATTTATTAAATTTATTTCCCAAATGACGCGTTCTACCAACTGAACTACATCCCGAAAAATTTAGTGGACCCTATGAGATTCGAACTCATGACATCCTGCGTGCAAAGCAGGCATTCTAGCCAACTGAATTAAGAGCCCAAAATAAAAGCGAGAAGTAAAATAACAAAACCCAAAATTGCATAATATAGGAACTTCTTATGCTTTTATATTATATATTATTAACAAAATGTCAATATTCTTTATGTTTCAAATAACATTACAAAGATAAGAAAAATTTTTGAAATACCAAAATATTTTTGGAATTATTTTCGAACATATTTTTCCGGTATTCTCGGTAGGGCTTGAACCTACGACCTTGAATGTATAAGATTCCTACTCTAACCAACTGAGCTACGAGAATATATTAAAAATATTTGAAAAATCTTTAAGTGTTACTTTATTGTGGTCCCGGTAGGGCTTGAACCTACGACTCCCTGATTATGAGTCAGGTGCTCTAACCAACTGAGCTACAAGACCTTATAAAATAAGCGAGAAGTAAAATAACAAAACCCAAAATTGTATAAAATAGGAACTTCTTATGCTTATTTTGTGGATGCTGATGGAGTCGAACCACCCGAGCCGTTTGGCAGCTGATTTACAGTCAGCCCCGCTACCACTTACGGAATAAACATCCATATTCAAATCTTAATTACTGATTATCTTCGTAGCGGGGGATTGATTCGAACAACCGACCTCAAGCATATGAAACTTGCGAGCTACCACTGCTCTACCCCGCATTATATTTTGTAGAGATAATTGGACTTGAACCAATGGCCTCCAAATTATCAGTTTGGCGCTCTAACCAACTGAGCTATACCTCTATTTTTATATTCCACCGTGTCAATGTTCTCATTAATAATTACAATATTAATTCGTAATTATTATAGTCAAAATAATTGAACTGTTTAATGTTCTTTATTTTTAACTTTACAAAGATAAGAAAAATTTTTGAAATACCAAAATATTTTCGGAATTATTTTCAAAAAATTTTATCTTGCGGTGCGTACGGGGCTCGAACCCGTGATCTCCACTGTGACAGAGTGGCATCCTAACCAACTGAACTAACGCACCATATTAATAATTATCATCTTTATCTTCTAAACGTTCCCATTCATTCAGGAAATCATTATCAGTTTCTGGATATTCTATTGTATATGTTTTTATAACATCAAATGTTTTACCTTTATATTCTTCAATCTCTATTGATTTTACAATTGGATATAATCGAATATCTTCTATTTCAGGAAAGTCCCAATCAACTTTAGATATTCTACAATAATCCCAAGATGATACACGTTTATACCATTGTTTGCCGACATAAAAAGGTGATAAATCAGCAGCATATCGAAATATTTTATTATGGTATATATCATTTAATTCCTTTATTGCAATTTGATTTGCTTCTGAATATGCATCACCATATGCAGGATCATTAATATCATGTAATTGTCTAATAGCATCTTCTCTATATGTGCCATTATTCATATTGCAAAGATCCCGTATATACTATATTGTATTTCGAGCATTTTTAATACTGCTTTTTACCATGATTTAAGTGTTATAAAATTGGAGGCTCCTCCCGGACTCGAACCGGGAAATCCTGATTACAAATCAGGTGTTTTACCATTGGAACTAAGGAGCCATTAAAAATAAGCGGAAAGTATTTAAGTAAGTTATTTATAATAGGAAATAGGAACTTTCTATGCTTATTTTAGAAGTTATTCGTTTTTATTTACTAACATTTTATTATAGCAAAAATAAAAATATTGTCTAAGTGCGTCTGACAGGAGTCGAACCTGCAAGCTTGTGAAGCAGCTGGGCCTAAACCAACCGTGTCTGCCAATTTCACCACAGACGCATTATATATCAAAAAATATGATTTCACCAGTGTTTATGCGTTCACCAATATTAGACAATCTAATATCATAAAAACTTGTGTCATCATCAATTGCATCTTTTAGATAATCCAATACCATATATCCCCAATTAAAAACACACATCTGTTCATAATTAAGATTATCAATTATATTTTTATATTTTTGTTTATTACATATTTTCCGACTATCTAATATTAAATCTTCCATTGATATGCCATTTATTGTATTCTTTGGCAGATATGTAATATAACTATCATATAATATACATTTATCAGTATACATATTTAGCTTTTCCAAAATTACCAAATTTTTATACTGATGATATACATATGGAAATATATTAGATTTATGTGATTTACAATAATTATAAAAATTAATCTCAAGTTGTGGTATAGGATTATAAAATATTTTACAAACCTTATCATTCATATCAATAACAAAACCATTTAAACCTGCACCAATAATTTGATTAATTCGTTTTTCCGGAAATTTAATAATATTATTATATAATGTATCAATAGTAGAATTATAAACATTACTATTAATATATTCCTTAAAAGCAATCCAAACATTTTCATTATATGAATCTTTTATGATATTTTCAATTTCTTGGCAAATATCACTTTCATTATCATGATTACATATAGATGAAATATAATCTTTAAATTGTTTATAAGTAAATGGTAATATCATTAATTGAATGAACTTATATATTACAAAAATGTCAATGTTCTTGTTTTTATTTATAATGCAAAGATAAGTATTTTATTTGAAATACCAAAATATTTTACAATAAAAATTTTAATTAGTGATCCGGATGAGATTCGAACTCATGACCCACAGTTTAGCATGCTACTCTATATTTCTATAGCCAATATTATTAATATTGTTGTAGTCTGGACTTTGTCTTCACCATTTCAGGTAGGAGTGCGTAAAGTCTCTACGGTGTCTTTTATAAGTAAGTTCCCTCGGCGTTTTCTTCATCATTATATTGTGTATAACATGCTAAGACGTTCACCGATATAGCACTCTCCAGTTTATGTGTTAATCACTGACATTAATTCATTTGTATTCAAAAATTGACTATGATATAATTATCATTACTTATAACTTTTTGAATATTCCACATAAACGCTCCTATTATTCAAAAGACTGTTGCTCTATCCAGCTGAGCTACCGGACCAATCCATATTTTAAGGATTACATATAAGGATCTCTGTTATCTTCATCTGCTTCATCATAATCATAATCTTGATAATCTGATGATTCCTCTTCACATTCATCATCCACACAATCATCAAAAGCTTCATATGCTTCAACTGTTTCTACAGTTTGTTCATATTCATCGATTACATCGCCAAAGGGCATACCCATGAAATGATTTTTCTTTGCAAAATTTACAAGTTGATCCAAAACTTGTTCTCTTTCTGAATTCTTCATTATATTATAACATTTAAATTAATAATTAGCGGAAGATGATGGATTCGAACCATCGGCACCGTTTCCAGTACGCATCTTTAGCAGAGATGTGGTTTAAGCCGCTCACCCAATCTTCCTATTGTTTATTTAATCGATTTCAACATTGATACAAACATATTAGCAGCCTTTTTTGCTATTGTCTTATCATCGAAATAATTTCCAATTTCTTTCCTTTTATAATCTTGTGATTCATTTGTACCAACTAATGCTCTCTGAATTGTTCCATCAGAATTTACATAATAATAATATGAAATTTCTTTGAATGAATATCCACGAAACTTTTTATCAATCTTTTTTAATGTAACATAATCTGGATAACGAATATGATCATCTGGTGCCAATAGCATTTCTTCTGGATTATCATCACAAAGTATAGCATCAAATTGATGTTTGCCATCATATGATACTGCGATATGCATACCATAATATTTGTTAGATGTCCAATCAGAAACTTTAGTAAAGTATTTAGTATTATTAAAATCAATACAATCTGACAGTTTCTTACAATCTGTTATATTATATACATTATCTTTATAAAAGACTATAATATCACCTTCATCAATACCAAGTTCTGGTATATCAACTATAGTTTCGTATCTTGGATATTGTCCAAACAGATTATTCATATCAGTATTTGTTTTTAATTAACAATACAAAGGTAAGCATTATATTTGAATTATGAATAAAAAACAATACTAAAGAATACTAATCATTTAGATTTCAAATTTTTTAATGCATTTATCTATTCTTCTCTCCAAGTTGATTTATAAAAAAATCTTTCTATTTTTAGTTTATCACATGGATATGCAATAACTTCAGTTTTAGGAAACTCATCATAAATGCATGTTGCATTAGGATTCTTTTTATTCCTTACAGTTATAGATGTAATTACAGGAATGTCTAAATCATTATCATAAGTTGGCATTGCTATTTCATAATCAATTACTTCACTAATATAATAGTCTGTATCATTAGGTAAAAACTTAGATCCGGTTTTAAATAACTCAAAATATTCTAAAGACAAATAATCAGCTATAGTTGATTTAGTATCTAAATCAAACATTCTATGGGATGATTCAATTATATTTTTTAAATCCTCTTCATATCTACAATCTTCTATAAATTTTTTGTTTATTTTATTAAGATGATCTTTTGAATATTTAATATTAGATTTTGTAATGGATTCAAAAGCTTCTTTCATATGTAATATAGTATCAATATCATATTCTGATATTAATGTGTCAATATATCTGCCCATATCTTTTATATATTATATTTTTAAATTAATGATCTTATAAAATCATGTAATTGATCTATTTTTAAATCTGGTTCTATACAGAAATTTGATAATTGCAAATTATTTTCTGGATAACACATAGTATTATTACTAATATTATTATCATCATTATTATATATGCAATAATGTATATTCTTAATAGTAACTCTATTGTATTCATTTAGCCATAAATCTGGATATTCAAATTCAGTATTTGTGATGATGCAATAATCACTACTATTAAAATCAACCTTAAATTTAGAACCAATTGAATACATCTTATAATAATCAATATTCAATGATTTTTGCAATAACCTATTTGTTAAAGTTTTGAATTTTATATTAAGTGAATCTTTTAACTTATTGGACTCTTCTACATCATTTGGATGTTCAACCAACCATAATTGATATTGACTTGTTAAAGATTTTCTATAATGGCCTATATCAGTTTCTATTGTTTCTAATATGGTATTGCATATATAAGTATATTCATCAAGTTCTATACCATATATAGGATTATCTGTTATTTTCATTTTTAAGAATCTTTATTTTATCTTCAATTTTAACATCTGTGATTAATGGACAACCATTATTATCATATCCCCATAATTTGCCCGTTACTATATAAGATGGTTCATTATGATATTCAATATTATTAAGACTTGCATATAAATTATCACAGATATTTTGATTTATATACTCAGGTAATACAAGTCTCCATTTACAATCAATTAAAGTAGCATCATATACCTATAATAAAGATTTTGGATTATCTGATATTTCACCAATTCTTATATAATGTTTCATAGCTTAACTTACCAAAATAACCATTTTACTTTATTTGACCATTGTTCTACCCAAGCATCAATAAAATTATTGAATTGCTCTATTATAAGAGAATCTTCATCCCATGATTTTGAATTATTGATTTTGTTACTTAAATCAAATCTTTCATCAGCAATCTTATTAAAGTTTGTTATCTCATTATAAAATTCTCGCCAATCTTTATCAGATTCTTCTGGTATCTTATGACGTTTCCTTAATGTATTAATGCAATTCTTATTTTCTAATGTAAAGACTTTATATCGTCTAGACCCTCTAAATGGATCTTCTGGATCATAATATCTTTCTGGATAGATTTGATAATCTTCATCATAGTCTGCCCAACCGCCACATATAGTAAACATTTGTTGACCATGAATGCCATCATTTATATAACAAACTTCGTAATTCATAATGTGTCTAAATTTTATATTTGGTTTATTTATGTATATTATTCCCAATAGAATAAAGAGCCGATAAAATATCCAACTTTCATATACCAAGGTTGCGGATAATCTAAATCAACTGTTCCTGTACGTTCTCTTAATATATGTAATGCATATAATAAATTGTGTGTTCGCCATTCGCATAATAGAGAAAAATTACTTCTATTATCAAGAACATCATTTTTATCATCTGTATATAATGATCTTAATTCTATTATAAGAGCTTTCTAATCAGATAATTTCTTAATCTTATAAGAATCAATAATTGATATATTATTATTTGTGGTATTTACCTTTGCAAAATTTGCATGCTTATATTCTATAATTAAATTCGCCATATTTGGTGATGTATATAATAATGTTTAAATTTATTGTATAGGTTCAGTTGTTTCAGCCATTGCCATAGCTTTTAACTTTTCCTTCTTTTGTTCGGATAATATTTTAGATACTGCTTCTGTTCCTACTATACGATTAGATAATGATTTTACATTATCGGCAGATGTAATAACTTCTGTTTTATTATGTTGCGATGATGGTAAACCAGCATGTACAGTAGAACCACCATTTTCTGCAATATATTCATCTTCTTGTTCCTTATATTGCATATCCTTATATGTATCAATATAATATTTTCTGAATTGATTTTGAAGTTCTGTTATTTTAGTTCCAAGATCTTCGAGTGATCTTGATATTTTTTCGCACACTTCAAACATCTTTACATTATGATTACCACGAGCAATCAAATCCATCATGGCTTGATGATATGTTTCTTTCTTTACATATTGATAATATAAGTTACCAAGTTGTTCAGCATCCTGATCTATTTTATCTTGTATAAGAGAAGTTTCTTGTAATGTTTCAGGCACAACTTCTCTAACAACAATCATAATAGATTTTCTTGCTTTATCTATACATTGTTCTTGTTCAGATTTATAATCGATTTCAAATATTGGTTCATCCTGTAATTCATCTGGTATAGAATCTTCTGGTGATCCATAAACAGGTCCCGGATTTAATGGATTACTTTGGCCTGTATATGGATTATTATTTGCTTGTTTATTCGCTTGGTCAATTAAGCCGCCAAGTGTTGTTGTTATATCTTTAACTTTCATTTATATTTTAACTTATGAGATTCATCTTCAATATATTCAGCATATTTCATTAATGTATATGTTATATAACCAACATATGCTAATTGTACCTTTACAGGCATCCAATCTAAATTAAAAATGTCTTTACTAATAACTTTTAATTGTGTTTCATTATTAGTTAATATAGCATTTACATTCTTAATATTATATATAACATATGAAAGTCGTTGAAAATTTCCTAACATATATAACATTAATGTTTTTGTTGATATTTTTGGTGTTATTTTATCAGGTTCATTATGATTAGGTAATTCATCTGATAACTCAAAATTAAGATATTTTCCTGCAAGTTGTCCCAATGCTTTTTCCGGCATAAACTTATATCCATTTATATTTAAATATTGCTTACAATCATCTACATTGTGAAACGTACCTATTGGAAAACATCTATAATCCATAGCAGACCAATATTTTGCTTGTCTATCATGTACTTCCCATTTACTATAATATTGATATGGAAATAAATGTATATTTTCAACCAAATTACCAAACTTTTTAATCAATGCATTACAATTATTAACATAATCATTATGCATTTCCGTTGTTTGACATGTATTATACATGCCATATTCCGATATGTATATATTAATTGTTGATGTAAATGATGGTATATTTTGTAATGTTATATAATCAACGAAATATCGTAATACTTTAAGGTTTGGAAATACTAAATGTCCTCTACCATCTAATAATACCAAATAATTATCAATTTCTATTTTATTATTATATACCAATTCCAATATTACATTAGTAGATGCGGTGTTCTCCTTAATTTTATTGGTATATTGAATTATCATAAGTTCATTATCGTCATTGCTGTCATATACAATCTGCATGAATCCTTCAATATCTTTTCTATTAATGAGATCTGGAATTTTATTATTCAATCTTGATATTACTTCAACAGCATATTGTGTATTTTCATATTCTATTGGTCTGCATACAAATCCTTCTTTTTCAATTAAATTAATAAAAGATTTATATTTTAACAATTTATCACATCCACCATAAGCTCTCATATCAGATTTAACTTTATTAAAGTCAAAATCCTCATTTATAATATTTTTACAAATTCTTTCCATATATTATTTTAGCTATTCCAGATTAAATTGTTTATATATCCTATATATGCATATTTTACTTTAATAGGTAAATTTTCAATAGAATATGAATCTTCAGAATGTTTAGAAAACAAAATTTTTGGTTTATCGCCATTATTAATAGCATCCATAATATTATGAACATCAAATAAATTTGGCATATTATGTGTTGTTTGTGTAAGCTGATCACATATAAGTGCTGTAATACCATGATATGAACGATTATTATCTTCTTTATATGGTCTATCAGATAAATCTTTTTTAATTGCTTTTACATAATGTGATGATGGCATAGAATAGCCATTAGATTCCAAATAATGTAAGCAATCATCAGGTTTATCAAAAATACCAAATGGAAAATAATCATTACCATGCAACTACTATAATGAATACGGCCCGGCAAAATTATAAATTGGTAAAAATGATATAGGTATAGTTGAAAATCTTTTATCTAATGTTTTAACTATATTTAAATATCTATTTAATGTTTCAGCATCCATATTACCATTATAAGAAGCAGATTCTTTAAGATACAGACTTATTAAAATATGTGCTTTTATATTAGGCTAGTCATTATCATCCAAAATTTCTAATATTGGCATAAGACACTCCATCATATCATAATCTTGTACATACATGTTTACATAACCATCAGCCCAATAAGCACTATCCTTTCGCACTCTTATAATAAATCTATTAACAGGTAATTCATCTGATAATACAATAAATGTCATAGCTGGCGCCATTTGATTTACATATGATTTGATTATATATTCAAATACCAAATCTTTACCATCTGCATATATTATGCCATTATAATCATTTAATGAACTGGCCTCAACATCATCTGTTGGTTTTATACCTGGATATATGTAATATCTATATGTATCATCATCTGCTTGTACACATTTCATGTTATGTTTATCCTAAAAACACTTAATAGCTGATTTTAATGCGAGTGATGATGCCAATGCATCATCATCAGTATTATGATGTTTGACTTTATTAAAATCAAAATCTTCTGAAATATTTTTAGATTTATCATATAGTATCTTATTGAAATTCATATAAAAATAGATGAAAGAAAATAATTATCTTTCATCTATTTATGATATATTTTAGATATGTTATTCTTCACCAAGATCTCCACCAATATCAGCAGGAGCAGCATCCATGCCTCCAGAGTCACCTCCACCGAAGTCCATATCACCAGAGTCACCTCCAAAGCCCATGCCACCAGAGTCGCCTCCACCGAAGTCCATACCTCCGGAATCACCACCAAAACCTCCGCCAAAGTCACCGCCTTCGGCAGCTTGTTGTTCACCAGCTTGAGTTGTAGGCTGATTTTCTTGATGTTTCCTAATAAGTTTTTGACGTTTAATATCATTAAGAACTTCTTTTTCCAGATAATGTCTATTCATTTCAAGGTCAGTATCTGTTAATCCCATAAACTCTTTAATTAACCATTCCACAGAAAATACTGGTTTGCCAGAACTATCTTGCATACCAGCTAATGTGCCAACTGTGCCAGCACCTTCAGAAACAGTTGCTCTTTTTTTAGCCAACATGAATAAGTTTTCCTCATTATAAGTAATACCTAAACATGATTTAAGATAATTAGATTTTGCAATTTCCGGGTGCATTAAACATACTTGTACCCATAATGGTTTTAACAAAACCTCTTTATATACAGTTCTAATTCGTTGTATGAATCTTGAAAATGCATATTCTTCTCTGGATACACTTGCATCAATATTTAAATTATTTGTTGGTGGACTGGATATATTCAAAGTAAATCTATTTGCCGGCACTTGTGATTCCAATATGAATTTTCTCCAGAAATATTGTAATGATTCTGTTGTATTCATATCATATCCTTCACCACCAACTTCTTCAATATTTGTAGTACCATTATCTCTTTGTGGTATTACATATGTTTTAGCAAATGAAAATTTAGGATAACCATTAATAGTTACTTCGCCACTTGCATTATCAATAACAACTTCTTCATTCCAATCTGCCAATAATTCTGATACACGATTTTGTGCTTTAGCTTCTGTCATTGATCCTACTGGAACTGTTATCTTAATTCTCTTTTGAGAATTTTGAATATTCCAAATACAATGTGCATTCTCTAATTGTCTTAATATATTAAATGGTCTTACTAATCCTTCAAGGTATGATATACGAGTTTGATTAGCAAAATTCATACCAACCCATGAAATATAAATTATATTTGCATCTGGTATAATACGTTCTCTTTCAGCATCACCACGGAATTGATACCATACTTGTACTTCCTGATCATTATAAACATGTATTTCAGGTTCCAATGTGCTTGGATCTAATTCCTTAAAAGCAACAATAGATGTTGGATTTTTAGGATCATCAAATAATATTTCAAATGCCAAGAATCCATCAATTAAAAATTTCTTATAATAATTCCAACCATCTGTTGAGCTTTCCCAACCATAACAAGAATAGACAGTTTCAAATGCAATTTGACAATCTGTTATTAATCTGTCTGCATTAGTTTGTGCTCTTTTATCCTTAAAGTCTTTATTTAATGCCAATTTAAGTTTATCCATATCAAGATATGCAAAATAACCATTCTCATCCTGTACAATACTTTCATTTGATATGGTATCCAAAATAAAGTTGATTTCATTATCACATGCAAATTGCCTTAGATAATCTCGTCTTTGTGGATATGACATATCAAAGAATGCAAACGATGATGCTTGATTCTTTGTTATATCTTTATATCGATTAAACTTAGATGAACTTAACGTATCACTTACGCCCATGTAGGCTTGTGATGTTGTCTGTTCTGTTGTTTCAGATACACCATAAGCCATTGATGCTTTGAATATATTAGTATCATTATTAAAACCAAGAGCAGATAAACTAATAAGATCAGTTGTCTTATTATGTGACCTCTATCCTGGTTTAAAATTTCGTATTATAAATTTCTTTGGCATTTTAATTTATATTATATAATTCTCTATATTATAGAGTCTTAAATCTTATTTGTTTATTTGATAATGTATTTACTATAAAATAAAAAATCAGGCTATTTTCACAAATAACCTGATCTGAATACCAACAACGTTTTTATCAACGTCCGTCCAATCATTATTAGTGGAGCCACAGGGAGTCGAACCCTGGTCTTACAACGAATCAATATAAGAACTATACATGCTTCAAAAAGTGTTAATGAACATCCTTTTAATCAAACCTTATGACAGGTACAGGTTGGTTTCAATATTCACTAACTATATTTTTATTAAACCTTACCTTGTTTATTTTGACACGACTTGATGTTCTGTTTCCAAGTGCAAGTCGTACACACTCAGGCTAATAAAATCATCTAACCTTTAAGGTCAGGCAGCCATGCGATATTCGTTATATTCGCCGTTTAAATTTGAAGTTTTTCAACTTAAAGCAAGTTGACACTACATGATTCTCATACCAACTATAATTGCAATCAATTGCCACGTTGGCCCCTGTTATTAAGTAACTTATCAATTTCTTCTTGTGTAAAACCATCCATTTTCAAAATATCTTCATCTGATAACAATGGTGCATGTTTAATCTCATATATAAACCATGCAAAATATACCACATAAAAAATGGCGATAATGATCAGAATTGTTTTCATAAGATTGAAATTTTCTAATTACTTAATTGATTTATTATATTGTGTTATTTTCTAAACACATTGCAAAGATAAGTAATTTATTTGAATTACCAAAATATTTGATTACTAATTATTGCAAATTATTTATTAATCATTAGGATCAGAAACAGATATTTTATTCAAATTATCTTCAAAATCAAGCCATTGCTGTGAATCTAATTGATTTTGATTTTTAATATATTCTCTTAATTTTGATATAAATTCTATAATATCATTATATCCTGTAATAATGGTTTGTTGTCCATTATTATATGGTAAATTCAAATCTAATATAATTGCAATACTTTTAAGTCTATTTACAAGTAAGACTGAATTATCTCTTTTGTTTTCATTATCCATTCGGTTTTTAGATTATTATTATTTTTTAGGTTAAACCAATTATTATGGTTTTTCATTGCCGCCCCACTCTGATTCGAACAGAGACGTAGGGAGTTAGAGTCCCTCGTGCTAACCATTACACTATAGGGCAATTTAATTAAACCAATCATTTAAAAAAGTGTATTTAACTTATTGATTGATTTCTTTTTGCTTACATATATTATAGCAGGCTTTTCATTAGTTGTCTTTTTTTCCGGAACCTCTATATTCAATGTAATTTCTTGAAGATTTTTTAACTTTTCACCAGCAAAAATAGTGAAATTTTTTGGTTTCAATTTTGGTTGTATCATAGCTAATTTTTCTAATTATATATTATATGATATATATCTTGATTTGTCTATTTGGCTTTCATAATAGTTAATATTATAATCACATTTGATTCCATATTGTATATCATTATCCAAAGGTCTTATATCAGATTGTGATTCTTTATGGTTCTGTATAGCTAATGGAATACTGGTAATATAATAATTTAAATCATGTTTTAATGTAGATAATGCAAATAATGGTGTATCAGCTGCACCAAATCTTTTATTAAGAAATAACAAATAATATTGCATACCTTGAGTATTTAACATGTAGCATCCAGTTGTCCATAATCCTTGTATTCTTGGATTCTTTATGAATTTAATATTATTATCATTATATAGATTATAATATTTTTCCACATTTGGATCTTGAGAAAAACCACACATTTGTATTACATTAAAATCATCAGGTAAATCATTTATTATATCAATAGAATACTTTGGATCCAATAAACAAATATCATCTTCAATAACTAATATTTTATTATATCCAAGATCTAATGATTGTTGTATAATACTATAATGATTTCTGGTACAATCATATTCACCAGGATAATGTAACCTTTCATATCCTATATATTGATTAAATGCATTAACAATTAATCCATTATAAGGAAATGGTGTTGCATATATAAAAGATATTTTTTTGATATGATCTATGTTATTTTCATCATACCCTATATATTTTAATTGATATAAAATTCGTTCTCTTCTATCAGGACGATTAGACATGTTTAAAACATATATATGGTCCACGATAGAAGATAGAATTTCAAATAATGTGTTATTTTTCTTATTAGCCATTAATTAAATCATTGACATTAAGCTATTAATACTTTGTGATGTAGAACGATTATTTCTATGGGTTTCTTGTGCATTTTGTTTTTCTGATGATGGCATATTCAAATATGCAATAATCTGTTCTCTTTGCTCAGGTGTTGGTTTATAACCAGGTTTACCATAATTATGTTCAAGTTGTCTCCGAAGTTTACGTTCCTGTTGACCTGACATAACAAAACCATTCTTTTCCAAATAATATGTTTTCGATGATGAAATACTTGCCTTAATAAAGTAATCCTTGATACGTTCTTCCATTGGACGTTTCTTTTCCAATGCTTGTTGTTCCTTAACTTTATTAGTTGCAACAGTGCTTAACAATTCAAGTGATGCTTTTTCTTTAAGTTCTGCCAATGATTGTTCATCTTTAATAGAATCAAATGGTTGACCCGGTGTTATATCATTAATATCTTGTTCTGCCATTTCTATGTTATGTATTAGTTTATTTCGAATATCATCTGAATGAACTTCTGATATACCATTAGATATATCAGTTGTTCCATTTTCTTTTATGTAATTTAAAAATTTATCATTCATTTTCATTACCACCATAATAAGCATATAAACCATCTGCAATTGCTTGTCTTAGAACATCATCAGGTATTCTATTAGCAATAGTAGTAACAAATTGTTTAGTATGCTGTTCTTTATATACTTTTTTAATTACATCAAACAATGCTTTAGGTGGAATTTCAAGACCAAGTACCAAATTAATATCTGATGCTTCTTTATCAGATTGGTCAATCATACCATTAACTAATGCAACCACTGAATTATCTGCATTATCAACAGTTAAACCACCAAATTTCGGTTTTTCATACCCAAGTTGTTCAATGAATTTTTCATCTGTAAATTCTTTAGTTTCCGTACCATTATCAAATGTCAGTGTATTAACATTATCATTATCTAAGGTAATAATCAATTTTGATTTATTATCCTTAAAATGAATATTTAAACTATTATTTATAGGGCTTACATCATTATTAACCATTACAGATATGCCATTATTATATACATCATCCGCTGTAATATGAATTACTTGTTGTTCTTCAGCAATTGAAGTTTTTTCTTCAGGTTCAACAGAATTATCAATTTCTTTAATTAATACATTATTAGTAGATGCTTTAGCTTGTACTATATTCTTTGTCTTTATCCAATCCGGTAATTTAGCTGTATCAATTTCAGGATTAATAGGATCACCTTTTTCAATATCATCTTGAATTTTTGTAATATAATAATCTGAAATATCATCCAGCTTTTTATGTGTAATCTTAGCAGGTTTATCGATTTTCATTTTTCGAACTCGCTTAGGATTACCATTATAATCAAAGAAATTTGGATTATATATGATTACTTCTTGTTTATCAGCATTTTGTCCTTTAATAATAGGTTCACCCAAGTTTTCATTTTTAGAAAATTTAAATGCTGTATCTGGGCTTTCAACTTGTGTCATTGCATAATTAAGTTGTGGTTCCTCAGTATTAATAGGTGCAACTAATTGCTGATTACATTTAGTACCGTCTGTAAAGACATATAAAATCATTGAAGGATCAGTATCATCTATATATGCAAGACTTGTTACTGTTCCAAATAAAGTTTCATCAGATTCGTCAACATGTTGGAAATAAAGTTTCATTAGATGTTATTCAATTATTTTAATTTTTAGTTTTGGTTGATATAGATTTCACTTTACAAGAAATAACTTTTATTTCTGGTGTTGTATCTTTATCAATCTCTGGTGTTTGTTCCGGAGGTTTTTTACCAGTAAACCACCGGATTATTCGGTGTAGTGTACTTACTAACTTATCGACTATTTTCACGATGGTTTAATAAAAAATTTTGTAAGGTGTTTTACTATAAAGTATTTACCACCCTACAAAATTATAGTGTTTTTTAATAAAATGTCTAATTAACAAATATTAAGCATCTTCTTCTGACGAATCTTCATTTTCATCCTCATCATCTGTTGTTGTAGTTACTACTTTTTTTGCAACCTATTGTACATATGTAGGAGTTTGTATATATCTATTGCTTATGGCATTCGCTATAGACTTTACACCAAGTAAACCGGCAGCAATACCAAATATAACAATTATTTTATCAACAAACTATAATATAACAACAGCATCTCCCGTATGAAAAAAATAAAATAGAACCAATGCGACCAATAATATTAAGCATACTATCGATGTTAAAAAACCAATAAGTTTCTTAGATGAAGTACGTCCATTATCATTATTCATTGCTTCTCTTAATGATATTTTATCAAGTTGTAAAATCATAATTAAGTTTATAAAGTTGTTTCGGTTTTAATATTTACTTATATAGGTATAAAAAATCAGGCTATCCTCGCGAACCGCCTGATTTGAACACCATCATGAATTTATTTCATCCAAAAATTAAAAATCTCTCATCAAGATTATTTATTCTTGTTATTAATTAATCAATTACATATTTCCAAAGATGTCATCTGCTGAAATTTCATCGGCATTATCATCTTCAGAATCTTTATCTTCTTTTTTATCATCATCTGATTTATCATCAGAATCTTCATCAGTATCAGTGTCATCATCAGAATCTTCATCCTTTACGATTTCACCACCAATCATTTCTTCAAATTCTTCTTTTGAAATACCATATTCATCATCAAGGACTTGTGCAAGTTCATCAATATAATCAGTATTTGTCAATACGAATTTAACTGAAGATTCTTCTGTTGTACCATCATCTTGTGCATCATCAGTTTGGTCTGCATCTGCATCATCTGATTTATCATCTTCTGATTCGGCATCGTCTGAATCATCATCGGCTTCAAATAGTTTTCTGATATTTGCATAATGAATTGATTCATTAGTATCATCTGATTTGTCATCATCTGATTCAGTATCATCAGTTGTATCATCATCTGATTCGTCTTCATCAGATTCTTCTTCAATATCAATAGCATCTTCAGGAATACCAGCTTCAACACAAAGGTCTTTCAATTCATCAGCAGATTCTTTATCTTTAAGTTCAATTACTACACGAGCTAAATCTACTTCTTCATCACCTTCAGTTGCATCATCTTTATCACCTTCAGATTTATCAGAATCATCAGTTGAATCATCGAATGAACCACCCATAAGTGCTGCAAGATCGTCATCACTCATGTCAGCTGCATCAGATGTTTTCTTTCCCTCTTCTTTTCCTTCTTTATCATCTGATTCAAATAATGATTTACCAAACTTTGCTACCATTTTACGATATGATAATTCTTCTGAAAGAATACCAATAAGTTTATTCTTATTACTAATTATATTTTTGCATTTTTCAATAAGAGCTTTATCGCTATTTGCATTACGGATTGTTTTGCTATATTTCTTTTTAGCATCTACAGCTTCTTTCAACATTGATTGAAGTTTAGATGATTTAATTTTGCACATAGCAACACCATCAATGGCTACATTTTCGTGAAGAACTTTTTTCTTTTTTTGAATTGCTGTAACAACAGATTCTGTTAAAGAGTCACGGAATTTCTTGATTTCTTCTGCTTTATCAGGATCAGCTTCAATCATTTTCTTAATGATACCACTTACGCCTTTAACATCAGTTACTTTAAAATTAGCTTTTTTATCTTTTGCAATTTTCTTAAGTTGAGCTTGTTGTGCTTTAAGTTTCTTCATTGCAGCTGCAACTTCACCGGCACCAATAGTTTGTCCTTTTACTGAACGTACAATATCTTCAATAGATGAGACTGCTTTATCAAGTTTCTTTTGTTCTTCAGGTTTATATGCTTTTAATGCTTCTGACAATGAAACCATTTTACCTTTTTTAGGTGGGCAGCAACCACGTCTCTTTTCATTTAATGTATGTGCAACAGGTTTCATTGAACCTTTGTAAATACGTCTACCTTCATTAAGTTTGCTATTACGTTTACGTTTATGAGCTGCCCATTTAGATTCAAGCAATTTCTTACGATTATGTTTTTCAATACGATGCATATTAACATTAAGTGCTTCATTCAAGCATTCATCAATATCATCATCTTCAATATATTCATCATCGAGTTCATCTTCAAGATCTACATCAACAGTTGCACGACCTCTACGATTATCATATCTTTGATTCATACTTAAATCATAATCTTCATCACCAGTAATATCATAATAGTCATCATCAGAAGAATCACAATAATCATCGAAACAATCAAAAGAAAAATCTTCATCAACGTCATCATCAAATTCTTCATCAAATACAGATGGATCTTCATCAACATCATATTCAGAAAAATCTTCAATAGGATCAGCTTCTTGTTCGAAGTCATCATCACTCAATAATGATTCAAGATCATCATCTTCATCGTAATATGTGTCATCATCAAGGTCAACAGGAAGTTCATCATCAATTAGATATTCATCTGCTTCATATAGTTTACATTTATCAGCTAATTTAGCAAATTTCTTTTCATTAATATTACCATTAACAACCATGTAAACATCACCGTTAGATTGACGTGCACCAGTTACAACACACTGTGATTCTGTGAGCATGTCTCTCAATTTATTAAAATCACCTTTTGTTCCTTTATTACGAACATAGGCGCTTGTATTGAATGTCAAAGTTGATTTCATTATAAAATATTAAAATTACTTTTATTAAAGTTTATTGTATTTATATCATATTAGAAATCAAATATAATTAAAAATGGATGCCAAACGTTTCCCAACGTATAGCATCCAGTGTAACATTTAAAATAATTTTTAACTGAAATGAAATATATTAAAATTCAATATTCCCCTTATCGGGATTAAGGTTTTTCATTATTTTAATAAGGTTATCTCTAACACGTTCTGCAGATGACTTTGTATCAAACATGTTATAATGATCGTATCGTTCTCGATCATCATGCGGATTTTTTCCAATTTTTGTTTCATGTACCCCACCAGTTGATGAAATAAAGAAATATGTTTGTATTTTCTTTATTTCATATTGTGATACATCTGCTGTATTAGTTAGGTCAATTCTAATATAACTACCATTATTAACTTTAATAACCATTTGAAATGGTGTTTCCATTTCTACAGTTCCATCTCCAATTGGTTTACCATTCTTTGTTACATTTACAATAGCACATTCCCCAAATTTAGGCCACCATCCGAAAATATCTTTTTCGAAATAACGATCATCTTGTACATTAATAAAACCGGGTAATATGCTATTATTATTTGTATTAATACATACTTTCATATTTGGATCATACACAAGTCTGTCACCTTTCTTAGTGTTTAGAAGATCTAAATCATTTAGTACAGTATATACTTCGTAATCATTCATAAAATATAATTATTTTAATTGTTTAACTTAAAATGAACAATACAAAGATAAGTAAAATATTTGAAATAAAAAAATTTTTATTAATTATTTTTAAATAAAAAATGTTTATCAATATTAAATGATAAACATTTTTCTTTATATTAATATTCAGTTAAATTAGTTTCTCTATTAAAAATGGGCGCAGAATCAGCAATCCATACAGTTCTTACATATTCAACTTGTGATTTAAGGTATTCTTGATATTCAGAATGATTTTCATATGATTTATGTATAAATCTACCATATTTACAACCATCATCAATATCATTCATCCATGATATGCCTTTTTCTTTTTCTAATAGTTCAATTTGATTATCGCATGTTAAATTTAATAATCTTTTATGTGGTAGATATGTTTGAGCTGTTTGTTGTTTCGAATTACGAATACAATCCATTTGCCTATATATAAACCAATCCAATACATCATCAAATGTATCAGCATTCCAACATTTACAGTCAAATTGTACTAATGCTTTATCAATATCGACATCAATATTTTCTTTTTGTAAAAGTTGTAGATAATGTATAACAAAATAACTGGTTACTAAACTTGCAATGACACTCTGCATTTTACATAATCTGCATCCAAAGAAACCATCTGATTCCGGACTATTAATAATACAAAATGTTATTTCATCTGATTGTACATATGCAAACTTACAACCTTGTATATTCTTTGCAGTATAACAAGCCACATTATTCATAAGTTCAACAAAATCATTATCAAATGGTTTTTTAAACTTATTCTTTATGATTTTAGAAAAAGAACGACCATCACAATGTACAAGTATCGGTTTATGCGGATCCAATGTATAATTTGCTTTATGTTGTAAAGCTTTACATTGAGATTCAAATTCATTAAACTTCATAATCAAATATTTTTATTCTTCTGTATATCCTTCAACAGTTTCGGAATCAACAATTCCTTCATCAATTTGTTGTCTTTCTTTTGCTTTAAATGCATCAGTTTTCAACTTAAATGCTTCAGGTACTTTATCATTATCTTTACGGATAATCAAACCTTCACGAGGCACGACATTTACACATAAAGGTTCCATTAATTCCATACCAAAGTTTTCAGTATCTGCTTGCATTGCATATAATACATTATCATGCCATTCACTATTAACCTTTATATTAGGATAAAGATCTCTAAAACGGCCATGATAAAATATATCAATAGGAACTAATTTATTATGTAATTCCGGATGTTTATTCAAAAGATCAACTGTCCAATTATAAACATCTTCCTTATTCATTTCTGTCCAATCATCTGTTTCAGGATCATGAATTGAAATACGATAAGGTGTAAACTTAGATTCACCAGACTTACAACCATAATCATAATCTTTTTGGATATATGAGCCATCAGGTGTATATCCATAGATTTCACCGTATATAGACCAATTCTTAGGTACATATTCTTTAATTTTTTCTGCCCAATATCCCCATATATCAGAGTTGTAATATCCTTGTGATTGATTAGGATTAATATCTTTATTTTTAATTACCTTACGAGATGAATAAACAAATCCATAATCTATATGATATGTTGGATATTTTTCTTCTTTCTTAAAGTGTTTATAAATTACATTTATAACTTTTTTAAAGATATTCAATTTATTAGGATATTTGGTCTTTATATTAGAGAAGCATGCTTGCGAACCATGAATCTTATTATCAATAATAACAATATCATCAGGTTCAAATTTCCACATATTCTTACCAAGAGGTTGTGTATCGTAGTGAAATTTGAATTCACCCGGAACCATACGGTCAAATCGATCTGCTCTTTTAGAAAGATTTTTACCAGATCCTTGTACATGTTCTTTAACCGATTTTACAGGAGGTACATATGCTTTAACAAATAACTCACTGCATACAGTATCAAAATCTTCACCAAGATGATCTTCCAATTTTAGATTAATTGCATCAGGAAATGCATTGCTAAGTTCTGATTTGCTAAAAATAAAACCATATGAAGGTGTACCTTTAAGTTTAATACAACGAACACGACCATGCTTATTAAAGAAACCAACCTTATTTTTTACAGAATCTATAAGCTTATCCCGTTCTTTTATAAGTTCATCCTTATATGAATTATTATTAGCAATAAGATTCATTACATAATTAAGGTATTCATCTGCATTATTATAACTGGTAACTAATTTAAGGTCTTTCAACATTTGAACAGCCTTGTTATAATTATTTTCGGTATCTTGTTTGGCTTCAAATAATCTACGAACTCGCGATAACTTTTTATTATCTTTATCAACAGCTTCAATGCTTTTTTTTATTTTTGTTGCTCTTTCAATAACAGGTACAACTTCATTAGCATTACTATTACGGGATGCTTCACTAAGTTCATACAAATTATTTTTACTTAAGAACTTTTCATTTAATGCACATTCATTGGATGCATAAAGATAATATTCACCTTCAAATACTTGATCTTTACGCACCACAATAGATTCGCCATTAATATGTGTTTTAGCAAGAAAATCTGATCCTTCAATAGATTCTAATTTACCTATTTGAATTACATTACAACAATATTCAGATTTTCCGTTTTCTGACATTGATATTATTTTATTTTCTTCCATGACAATATATTCTTTAATTTTTAAACTTCGTGAATTTCTAATGCAGAATCCAATACAAATTCCATATTATTAACATATATTTTCTTCATCCAGTCTTCAACAGGTTTTCCATTGAATAATGCAGTAATTAAACAAAAATATTGTTTAGGTATGCATTTAAATAAGTCATTATCTGTTAATACTGTATTATCTATTGGATACATAAAATACTTATAATAGAAATCAAAGCATTTTGCTTGAGTTTCTGTATTAATAACAGCATAATGTTTCAATTTATATTCAGTTACCTTAAAGCAATCAGGTGTTATCCTTATTTGGCTCTCATTATTTTGTTTACAAAAATTAATAATAACTTCATTTATATCTGCAATGGTTGACTCATTTTGTAATGTATTATATGACAGAATTATTTCATCTGCATTAATACATTCAATAGTATTAAAATCTTTATGTTTCCTAATAACAAACCAAAGTTTATTCAACAATGATTTAATTATATAATTTTCCAATGCAATAGTTCTACGAGGATTAAGTTGTCCAAATATAACTTGTCTATCATACTTAGAATACTTTACATAATTCTGAAGAACTTTTTTATTATCAGGAATATAAAACTTAATTAAATCTTCATATGTTTTAATTGATGATCCATTATCAAATGTACCAAATATATTAGGATCAAAAAATCTAAGTGCTGTAAAATTTGCGAATTTTAAATCAATAGAAATATAATATATGTTTGAATCTACATCATTATTATAAAGATTTGATCTCTTTGGTAATGGATAATCAGCAGATTTAACAATAAACTGAGTCATATCAGTATTATTAAATTTCTGGAAAGACTCGCTATTCTTTATACCATTAATAATTTTATCGCGATATTCATAATAATCATTGGCAAGCTCTTCCGGTTTCATATATACATCAAATGCTCGAGAAACCAATGCTGTCCACTTATGTAAGTTATCTGTATATTCCAGAAATTTTTTAAATGTATTAAAATAGAAAGATTGATTCAGATCTTTCACTGAACCAATAGAGATCGGAAGTTTCCAATCATTTATTATTCTATTACCAAATGTTTGAAAATATTCAAACTCTATTTTATCCCAAGACATAATAATATATTTTTAAATTAATAAAAATAATAGTAATATTTTCTGAACTATCTAACTGTTTGTTTTATTGTTTATTCATCATATACAGTTAATGTTTTATTGAAAATATCACTATGTAATGTATAAGTTATTAACGATGTATTCATTTATTTTTAATTTAATTAGTACCACCAGCGGGACTCGAACCCGCACGGCCGCAATGGCCAAGAGATTTTAAGTCTCTCATGTCTACCAATTCCATCATGGTGGCATTTTCAATGTTCTCTGTTATTTCATTTACATTTTATTATAGCATTAATAATAAAATTGTCTGTAAAATATTTTTAGAGGTGATACCCAGATTCGAACTGGGATAAACGGTTTTGCAGACCGGTACCTAAACCATTCGGACATATCACCAATTTTTAAAAATAATATACTATTTTCTCAAACGGTATATTATGTAAAACTTCAAAAAATTCAATCAAAAAATTTCCTTTTCGTAATACCTTTAATTTTCTTCAATGGTATCAGATGTTTGTATATCTGAAATATATGCAGTGCTCCACATAAGAATAATAAATGCAGAATCACTTGCAATATCGAGTTGTTTATTATCGCCTGTTACCTTATTGGTAATGACAGTATCTTTGTCAATAACAACCAATGTATAACCAAGTTTATTCTGAAATCGATCGATAATTTCAGGAATGAATTGTTTAATGTCCTTATCAATTTCAATCATGCAGCAATAAGAACCGTCAAGACTTTTTGCAGCAATCAAATCATTAACATCATTAAAGAACTTTTTCAACAATGATGTTTGTGTAGTGTCCATACCATACTTAGCTCGCATGTATGCTGACTTTGCTGTCATACCTGTTGAGGTATTCAACACCATATAAGGATTAGGTCTTTGTTTTGGAGCTTGACCAAACAGCTCTCTAATTTTGTCAATTACGTTATACATATTTGTTGTTTTTAATTTGAACACTACAAAGATAAGTATAATTTTTGATATGACAAAATATAAATTGATTATTTAACTTTTATTTGCTTCTCAGTTTTATAATCGCCATAATCGGTATTATCTATAATCTGTTGTAATTCAGTAACTGAAACACCCGGATGATATATAGCCCATGAATTATAACCAGTAGTAGGTCCAGCACCTAAATACATAGTCCAATCAAATTGTTTAGATTGCCAATCAGGTATTTTATATAGTTTCTTTTGTTTCTCTATAATACTAACCATTATATCATGTGGAAGAAAGAATCTATCAAATTGAAGATCCTTTGTATAATTCATCCGTTTACATTCATTTATAGATAATGGTTTATCTGTTGTTATTAAATTATTATCATCATCTCTATATGTACAACAGTTATCACATAAAAATTTAAAGTCTGCACTTGGATATGCATACTTATATAATAATGTATAGGTTTCGTTAATAATTTTTTCGAACTTTTTATCTGAAATCATAATTCATGTGGAGAGATTAATGTTTTTATAATATTAAATGTATATTATTCCATACCAAGCTTCTTTAAGGTTTTTTCAGTAACAACCATAAATTCTGCTCCTCTGGATTGAAATTCTTTGGTGGCAGCTTTCCATTTTTGTATATTAACCAAATAAGTTTCAGCTTCTCTATTATATCGTTTATGTTCTTTCATAGATGCATTTTCATTAATTGGTTTTGGTTGCTATGTCTATGCATAAGGTTTAATCTCTATAAAGATTTTTCTTATTGTGTTATTCTAACCTTTCATCTCAATCCAGAAATCAGTATAATAATTACAAACTTTCCAATTTAATGGATTCTGAGGATCTAGACCTTCTTTGACACATTTCTACATATTAGCAACTGGATTCAAATATTGAACTTTAACAGGTTCGCTTGCCCACCTTATTATATTAGGAGAATCATCACAATATCTCATAAAGAAATATTCCCAGCCAGACCTATAAACATTTTCTTTTGTTAAGCATTTTTCAGGATGCTTTGGATAATAGTATCCTTGATGAAATTTAACTTTATCTGAATTAGTTACTGGTTTATGATATTTCTTATAATCGTCATTCATAATATTAAAAAACACAAATTTAAGTATTTAATCGAATTTTTAGGAAGAAATATTTTTAGTTTTCAATTATTTTACTTATCTTTGTGTCGTGATAAATTCTCACATTAATTATAGTATTAATTTAATAAAAGTTTAAGATTATGAAATTACCGGAGTTTATTAATATATTAAAGTCCTTTCCAGAAGGTACACAAATAGATCCTGCTATTATTACAGAAAATTCTGAATATGAATATGCAGAGTTAATGATAGCTGGATTTACCGGGCATTGGAATTCATATACACAATTGCCATTAAAAGATTTTCCTATCAAAATGTCAATAAAAATTTTGCATGATAAAAATCAATATGCAAATGTACTTCATCAATTTTGGTTAGCCAGAGATATTAGACGGAAAGATGAACTACATTTGTTTTTCGAAAAACCAAAATGGAATAGGGATTTTTTGATATGGGAAGGTAAGAATATTTTATTACCTAATAAATTATTCCCGGGAATTGGACCAATGTATTCTTATAAAGTAGAAATATCAATAAAATAAAATATGGTAAAAACTGAAGATATTGAAGTTATTTCTGTACATGATCAATTACAGAAACGAAAGTCTATTAAGGAAATTATTGAAATTATAAAAAATAGGCCATATATTGAATGGCAACATTATGATAAAAATCATTTTGTTGCACAAGGTATTATAAGTGAATATGAATTAACTCGTGCATATAATAAAATGTATGAATTACTTGACCTATTTGATTGTAATTATTGCAGTAATGATCCTGATAAAGATTTCAATCTTTCTGATGTATTATATGAATACAATAAAATATATGACCAAGAAAGACTTGAAATTGATGAAGCAATCAATATGAAGCAATCAATGTGTAAGCACGAACTTTACCGACCTTATAATAATGGCTATCAAGTTTGTGAAAATTGTGGATATTTAAAATGAATTTAATATGGTATATGCAGATTTTAATAAAATTGATTTGAATTTGGATAAAATGCCTTATTCAACAACATTGGATGAAAGTTTATATCTAATGGAAATAGGTGTGTCAACCACATATCATGACATGCATTATTCATTATATGTAAAACAACTTGATGGTAGATATAAGCCATGTACATTTTTAGATTATATTCAAGCTCCTAATGAATATAGAAAAGCTATACTTAAATCAGATCATGTTGATATACGATATGACAATCAAATACCGGCTTGGTCACAAACATCATTGATTCAACAATTATCCAAGGAATACACAGATTCAACAAATACCAAATATACATTTAAATTAACATATTCAAATATGTTTAATCGATTTTGTGTAGGTTATTATACAGATAATGGTATTGCTACTGTTGAAATGTCTGGTTCAGATATTATATTTTTACTTATACAACTTTATAAATTCAAAATTGAAAACAAATGGCCATTGTAACAAATAATAATTTTATAATCCAAAAACAAGAATGGACAGATTTCACAATATATCTTATAGCAAATCAGCATTCATGTATTCATCTTATAATAATGGATGATGATCATATTAAAGATAATGGTGGTGAAAAAGCAACCATTTATGGTTTATGGGTTGATAAAGAATATCGTAGACAAGGTATTGGCAATCATTTAATCAAAATGATTGAAGATATTGCACAACAAAATGGAATAGATTATGTTTATCTAAGTTGTCTTGTAAAATCAGATGATGATAAATTTGTATTTGATTGGTATAAACGGATGAATTATGTTGAAGTTGGATATTGTAAATCAAATCCAAACATGCATATTGTTAGAAAAAAATTAAATTAAAATATAGAAACTATGGGTAATAACAAATATAGATATTCATTTAATAGGTTTAGATTAATAAATGGTGTAACGGATGAAGAGATTAATAAAGTTCTTGAAGATGTTAAACAAAAACGATATGTAGATACTGAGTATGAAGTTTCTACATTATTAGATAAAATTATTACACCAGATGATTTTGAAGCATTCTTTGAAGATGTACAAAAATGGTTAGCTAATTATGATGTTCAACTTACAGAAGAACAATTGAACAAAGTTAATAATCATATACAAGAATACACTGAAAAATACAAATCATATCAAATGAAATATCGTAATATTATAGAAGAAAAACAGAAAAATTGTCAACATACTGACACATATGAATATATGTATGCAAATTATATATGTAAGCAATGCGGTAAAAAATTTTAACTAATATGAGTTATTTTAATTTCAATCCTAATCTTATTGATAAAAAGGAATTGTTATATAAAATTCATAATAATCCATATTGTACATGGGTAAATGATTATATACAATATGACAAATTACAAAGTATTGAATCTATCAGGTTTCATCTTAATATTGGTTTGGAAATATTGGAAGATTTCAATATTAAGTTATCAGATGAAGATAAACATAAAATTGAAACAACACTTAAAGAGTATTCAAAATATGCAGAAGCAAGAACAGAAATTGTAAATGCTGTAATACTTCGACAAACAACATGCAGACATAAAAATGTAATAGATATGCATCAAGCAGAAAAAGATGGTTGCATAATCCATAAAATTACGAAAAAAGATTCTTGGTATTGCCCTGAATGTGGAATGACAATGAATAATGACGCTTATCGAAGCAATAAACGGTATTGGCAGAAAATTGATGGTATTGATACATCACAGAATACAATTTATTAAGATTAAAATGTTAAACTTTACTAAACAATAGTTAAACTTTACTAAAATTCAGAATTCTCTCAGACAATTTTCAGACAATATTTTTTAATTAATTTGTTAATAATTAAGACTTTATAAAAAATTATAAAATTTTAATTGTTAACAAATTCTAATTTTTAGAAAAAAGTTTCAGACAAATGTCATTTCTTTTTGCTATAATTACTTGTAGGTTTTTTAAAAAAAGAGAAATATATAATTAATATTATAATATAGGGAAGAAAATTTTAGAATAAGAAAAGAGAAGAAATAGACAGTAAAGAAAGTGAGGATAGTCCCGGAAAAATATAGGAATAGAATTAGAGAATGAATATAAGAAATGGAATAGATAAACTATAGGGATAGAAAATTAGTAAGGATAGTCCCGGAAAATTTTAAATAATATAAAATATAATTATTTGTAATATGAGTACAGAATGTAAATTACATATTATTAAAGATAATGAACAAGAAGTAACATTGTTTATGTCACATGATGGATTTCCAAGAAATATTGGTGGATTAATTAAACCATTATTACAAGAATCTAAATCACCTGAACAATTCTTATGGAATTTATTATCATGTGGATTTGAACCTGAATATTGTTATGAATATGGAGAAACAGATTTTGAATATTATATCTTTCCTGAATTAAAACAAGTATCATTCAAAAAATATAAAACTCCAGATGTTGTTCAATTAGATTTAGAAAATTTGGATAAGTATTAATATATGTTTTATTAAATAATAAAATAACCATTAGATAGTATATCTGATGGTTATTTTTATTTTGTATAATATGAATAATAATGTGTAAAACAGTCCAGAAGGTTGTTTATTTGCTCTGTATCGCATTCTAATAGTTTAAATGATAATTTTACTGTCTAGATAATTTAATCGCGATACGGAGCTTTAAAATAAGTTTTTTAAATTTTAACATTTTTTATATATAAAAATTTTTATATAGATAAAACTTTATATAACTTTGTGAAGTTAATTTTTAACTTAATGTTAATTCTATATGAAAGTAAAGCTATTGAAAAAGCTTCGTAAACAAGCTAAAGAAAATGTTAAGATACAACAGATCAAATATAATGGTTGTAGGCAATATATTATTAAATGGAGTAAAAACATGTATTTGTATGACCATGAAACTAATCATTTTGATTATTGGTGTACAGATATTGTTGAAAATTTAATTATGTTAATTGATAAAAATTGTATTACAGTATATAAAAATTTATGTGATGCTGTATCTAAAATGGAAGAATGCCGCCGTTATTATATAAAACAATCCGCAATAAAATTAGCCAATAAGAAAACTTATATGTCTATATTAGATTTGTAAAACACTCCAGAAGGCCCTTTATTTGCTCTGTATCGCATTTTGTTTATCCAAATGGTAATTTATATACCTGGACTAAAAAGAATGCGATATAGAGCTTTAAAATGAATATTTTGATTTTTTATAAAAATTAGCATTATTTTATTTTTATAATTCAAATATTTTACTTAACTTTGTATCATTATAATTTTATGTGTTATATGAAAACAAAATTACTAAAGAAATTAAGAATGTCATCCAAGAAATATGTTCAAATTGTTCAGGTTTATGATTTGAATATAAAGAAATATATTATTTGGCGAAAAGAAAATATACTTGACGACAAATGTTCATTATTACATGTTACAAAAGATAAACCAACAGAATTTATTGAATATGATTTTAGTACATTAAATGGTGATGAGCTTCATTATAGAATTAATTTCGGTGGTATAACAGCATATACAAATTTTAATGATGCGATTAAAAAATTGAAAGATTGTAGAAGAGCTTGGATTTTAGAAGAAATTCAAAAAATGAGAAATAAATCACCCATCATTAAGGTATTTGATGTATAAAACACTCCAGAACGTGGTTTATTTGCTCTGTATCGCATTCTAATCATAAAAATGGTAAAATCTATATCCAGACCATTAAAGTGTCTTAAAATTGATTTAAACATATATTTTTAACATATGAAAAAATTTTTATTTTTTATTGGAACATTACTTACAATTATTGTAATATCATCATGTAGTAATAAACAAGATGAACCGATTACATCATTATCCAATTATATGGAACATAATTTGTATTATGATACATTGTTAATCCATGGTCATAAACATGAGTTTATTAGGGAACCTGTTTATGCATCTAATGTATATGTACATTCACCTGAATGTTGGTGCTTAAAAAAACATAACCAAGAATCATCTGATAATGATTATTCAGATTTGGATGATGAAGATATTGAAGAATACAATGACTAATGATGAAATATGTGATTTTGATACATTAATTATTGAATGGTATCATAATAAAAGAACTGAAGGCTTAGCATATGAAATTCTTCGATTTTGTAAAGAACATAATTATACAGATTACCCGGTATTAGATATTAAACAATGGTTAAAAGACAATGGATTTGATTAAAAATTTATATTTACAATTATTCTATGTTCCAGCAGAATATTATCTGCATATATTAGTTTCTCAAATTATATTTGAATTTGTTTTTGAAATCTTAAAAATAAAATCCTTTAATAAAAAACTAATAGTATCAACATTAATAGTTTTGTTTATTGGTATATGTAAAGAAATCTTTGATATGCTATCATATGGATTATTTGATTGGTATGATCTATTGTCAGATATTATTGGTATACTAATTGCAATTTTAATAATTTTATATAAAAATAGAAAAAATGCCAAACAATAAGAAAATTCTAATTTGTGCAATCATTATTGTTGGTTGCATTGTTGCATGGTATTTCGGTTGTTATTTTAATTATAACAACAAGGAAGTAAGTTTGAGAAATCAAGCCAATGCACAAATCGAAAAGATTGAAGCCACACATGATAAGATGTGGAAAATCATTCAGCAAAAGGCTGATGTAACAGATCAATACAAAGAAGCATTTGATTCTGTATATACACATATCATGTCAGAGCGATATGATACAGATGATGGTTCTTTGATGAAATGGATTAAAGAGTCAAATCCTGAATTTGATTCATCTATCTATAAGGATCTATCAGAAAGTATCGAAGTTTATAGAACAGAATTCCAGAAATCACAAGAACGTGTTTTGGATATTATTAGAGAACATAAAACACTCTGTGAAACATATCCAAGTAAATGGTTTATTTCTGATACATCAGATATTGAATATACAACAATATCATCAACCAGAAGCAAAACAGTTATGGCAACCGGACTTGATGATGACGTTGATATGTTTAAGAAATAATTAATTCCTAAAAAGTTACATAGTCATATTGTTAAAGGTTGATTCTAATAAATAGATCAACCTTTAATTTATTAATTTATAATACATTATCATGATTTTTCTACTTTTATTAGTACCAGTAATTGCTGCTGTTATATTCTGGTTTTGTTATTATACAGATGATGAAATATTTAAAAAGATAATTTTTATAATAGGAATTCCATGGGTAATATTTTTTGTTGTATATGCATTATGTAAATGTTATGTTGGATATTCAACAGAATATTATGGTTCATATGTGACACAAATTACATATTATGAACCATGGAATGAAGAAGTAACAGTAACAAAAACCAGAACATATACAGATTCTGATGGTAAAGAACATGAAGAAACATATACAACCACAGAAATTGAATATCATTCAGCAAAATATACATACAAATCGAATACTGAAGATTATGAACATAGTATATCACAAGATTTTTATCAAAGAATACAGAATAGATTAAAAACAAAACCTATATATAAAGATATGCATCGTGATTATTATACAAATGATGGTGATGCTTATATTACAACATATGATAATGTAGATACACATATGTATACAATGACCGATCAACATTCTTATCGGAATCCTATAAAAGCTAATCCATATACTATATTAGGATATACCAAAATATCTAAAGAAAAAGCAGATTCATTAGGTTTATATGAATATCCAAAGATTAATTATGATAATTATGACCAATCACCTATTATAGGTATAAAAATTCCATATTGGCAAGAACATCAAATTAGGGTTTTAAATGCAAGATATGGACAATCAAAACAGTTTAGAATGTATATTCTGTTATTTAAAAATAAGAAACCTGAAATTGCAGAATATCAAAAATCATATTGGTACCAAGGTAATAAAAATGAATTAACAATATGTTTAGGTATAAAAGGTGATTCTGTTACATGGTGTAGAGGATTCAGTTGGTCTGATAAACCTATATTAGAAATAAAATCCAGAGATTACTTTATTAAACATCCTAAATTAAATCTATATGAATATGGTAAGTTTATTGAAAGTAATTTGAAATATTGGAAAAGAAAAGAATTTAAAGATTTCAATTATATTTCTATTGACTTAACAAAAGGTCAATCCATTCTTATATCAATATTAACAATCTTATTTACCATTATTGTTATTGTATATCATATAGCAGTAATTAATGAATCTAAGAAATATTAAAAATAAAAGGATAGAACTTTTCGAGGTTCTATCCTTACTTTTTATTGTATATTCTTATTGTTTAAAATTTCCGGAACTATCCTTACTAATTTTCTATCCCTATATATAGTTTCTTTATTTTTCTTTCTTTATTTTTATAATAAAAATTTCCGGGACTATCCTCACTTTCTTTCTATCATTTTTTCTTCCCTA